GTTGCAAAAAATATATTCCCGCTTTTTCGGAAATCCGGCGCGAATTTCAAACAAGTCACGCCAAGGAGCCGAATCAAATGGATACGCTAAAAATCATCTACAAAGAAGTGGGCGACCTAAAGCCCTATGAGAATAACCCGAGAAAGAACGAGGAGTAGCCGCGGTCGTCAAGAGCATTCAAGAATTCGGGTTCAAAGTCCCGCTTACAATTACGCCGGATGGCGTCGTCGTTACCGGGCATACAAGGCTAAAAGCCGCAGTCAAACTCGGAATGAATGAGGTACCGTGCATCGTAATCACGGACCTGTCGGCCGAAAAAATCAAGGCTTTCAGGCTCGTGGACAACCGTACGTCCGAATTAGCCGAGTGGGATATCGAAGCTTTACGGATAGAGCTCGAGGACATCGACATGGACCTGTCGGTTTTCGAGTTTGAAATCCCGGAAGCGGATCCGATCATACCGGATGAGGACTTCGAGATCGAACTGCCAGATGAACCAAATACCAAGCCTGGAGAGATATGGGCCCTGGGTATCCATAGGCTCATGTGCGGGGACTCAACGGTAGCAGCCGCAATCGATCAGCTCATGGACATGGACATCGCCGATTTGATCCTGACGGATCCACCGTACAACGTCAACTACGAGGGAACAGCGGGGTCCATGGACAACGACAATATGGACGAAAACGCCTTCCATGATTTCCTGCTTTCAGCATTTACTGTTTGCGACTATTTCCTGAAACCCGGGGGCGCGTTTTACATTTGGCACGCCGACTCCAGGGGCGACGTGTTCCGCAACACCTGCAAAGAAGCGGGCTGGCAGGTTAGACAATGCCTGATCTGGAATAAGAACAGCTTCGTGATGGGGCGCCAGGATTACCAATGGAAGCACGAACCGTGCCTCTACGATCCTCGACGACGAGAAGCTCAACATTAATAAGCTCAAGCTCTCCGAAGCCCGGGACCTTCTCCGGAAGCTTCTCGAAGAAAGCCAAGCAGTCTCCGTGATCAACTGCGACAAGCCCCACAAGAACGAGGGGCATCCGACGATGAAGCCCATCCGACTATTGACACGGCAAATACTCAACTCGACGCGCCCTGGCGAATTGGTCCTCGATCCTTTCGGGGGTTCAGGGTCGACGTTGATCGCTTCGGAACTTTTGAAACGGCGATGCCACATGATGGAATTGTCGCCGAGATATTGCGACGTCATCATCCAGCGCTGGGAAGCTTTCACAGGCCGGAAAGCCACCCGAGTGCACCCTGGAATCGACGTCGACTTCTAATGGGGGGGAAAACAGATATGCGACTTTTCAGTAGCGAGCAAGTAAGCAAGTACCATCCGGACAAATACGCGGACCAAATCAGTGATGCCATTCTCGACGCCCTAATTTTCATGGACGCGAACTGCCGAGTGGCAGTGGAGACAATGGTCAAGGGGACCACCGTGGTCCTCGGGGGAGAGATCACCACAACGGCCAAACTTGCGCCGGGCTTTTTTGAAGAAGTGGCAAAACGTGTCGGAGCCAAACTCAAATACCAAGTGGATCAAGTGATCAACTTAATCGGGACCCAAAGTCCCGAGATCAACCAAGCGGTCAGCACCGGCGAGCATTTGAAAGCCGGAGATCAAGGGATGATGTTCGGCTTCGCGACAGCAGATACGCCCTCAAGGTTGCCATTAGGCTTCGAGCTGGCCAATAGGATCATCAAAGCCATAGAGAACGACGTCGAAACAAATCCGGGAACTATTCTCCAAGGAGACGCAAAAACACAAGTCACCGTAGACCAGGACTACGCGTCCAACGCGGGATCCGTTCATAAGATACTCGTGTCCGCGTGCCATAAACCCGGGATTGACCCCGACGTTTTGAAAACAGAGATACGTAGACTCATCACCGAGGGGGCCCGTTTCTTGATACCGAATTCATGCGAGCTCATCGTGAATCCCGCGGGGCCCTGGACGATAGGGGGACCCATCGCGGACTGCGGAGTCACCGGACGCAAGATCGTATGCGACCAGTACGGCGGATACATTCCGGTCGGTGGGGGAGCCTTCAGCGGGAAAGACCCGACCAAAGTGGACCGAACAGCGGCTTACATGGCGAGAAAAGTCGCCTGCGACATCCTCGATAGATTCCCCGGGCTTCGTTTTTGTCGGGTTCAGGTGGCGTATGGAATCGGACGCAAGTACCCGCTCTCGCTCCAGATCATCACAAGCGACCCCAAGCTGGACGAATTGATCGCCAAACAAGTCCAATACGCCGACTTTACGCCGGCAAACATGATCGAAAAACTCCGGCTCCGGGAACCGATATACGAGAAGCTCGCCGAGGGGTGCCATTTCTATGGGCACAAGTGGTAGAAAACCGCTTCCGGCAAAGATGGCGGACCCGGTCGAGATGCATCGGTCAAAAGAAACGATAAGCCAAAGACTCGAGATCGAGGAGCAGCTGGAGACAAGGGCAAAGTTATCCTGCCCAAAAAAGCTCTCGCCAACCGCGCAAAAGGAGTGGCGGCGGGTAATGAAGCTTTATAAAGCCATGGGGGCCTCGATCTTAAGCGACCTCGACATCACCGCCCTGGGGATGTACTGCGAAGCAACGGCGATCTACGACGAAGCAAGAAAGACCTGGGCGGAGCATCAAAAAGTGGTAGTAGCGAATCCAAACGCGCAAAGGATCATCGACAAGTGCATCGAAACGATGTCGAAGCAGGCGAAAATTGTCGTTCAATTTTCCGAATTGCTATGCCTCACGCCGGTCGGGAGAGCACGAATGGGAGTAGCGGGCGTCAGGCCCCGGGAGTCCGAGCTTGACAAGCTACTAAGCGGTCGAGAAGGATGAACTACATCGCGGAATACATCAAAGCCATAAAGAGCGGGAAGATTGTCGTGGGGAACGCGATCCGTAGGCTTTATGTGGGGATACTCGAACCAATAATCAACGACGAGGACCCCGCGTACTACTTCGACGAAGACGNNTCGGACCAAGGAATGGTACAACAAACCGCTCAAATTAATGCTGTTCCAGAAAGCCAAATACCAGGCGATCTTCGGGATTAGGAATCGAAAAAATGGCCTCCGGCGCTTTACGGAGGTCTTCGATGTTAGAGGGCGTAAGAACGGAAAGTCCACCGAAATGGCGGCACTCGGCTTATACTTGACCCTATTTGAACCCGGGGCCGAGGTCTACGTGGCCGCGACAGTTTACGCACAAGCAAAACGGGTGTGGGATGACGCGAAAGCGATGATAGGTCAAAACCGGGACCTTCAGCGGAGATTCAAGCATAAAACGTTTCCCTCGTGCATGATTTACACCACAAAGAACTCATCGTTCAACGTGCTGTCCAAGAACGTGAAGACATTCGACGGACTGAATGCCAGCGCGGCGTTAGTCGACGAAGTCCACGAGCTACAACGCGAAATATACGACATTTTGAAACAATCGATGACGACACGAAAGTCGCCCTTAATGCTGATGATCACGACGGCCGGATTCGTACGGGAGGGGCTGTTCGACGACACGTATAACTACGCAAAGAAAGTGCTCGATGGCGTCGTAGACGATCCCACCCTGCTCCCGATTATTTACGAGCTCGATAGTCCCGAGGAGCTCGACGACGAGAAGTGCTGGGTAAAAGCGAACCCGGGTATCGATGAGATCAAGGACCGAGAACAGCTCCGGGCCAACGTCAACAAAGCCAAAGCGGATCCGAACTTTGCGGGCACCGTAAAAACTAAGGACTTCAACATTATAGGCGTCGAAAGACGTGCCTGGCTTAGCTACGCGGACTTCCATGTCCCGACAAAGTACGATAAAGAAAGCCTAAGAAAATTTAATAACACGTTCGTGCTTGGGGCATTTGACCTTTCCAGAACCCGGGACATAACGGCTTACACGACGCTACTCTTCGACAAAGAGAGGGGGCGCATCGTGATCGATACGATGTATTGGGTGACCGCGGCCTTTTTAGAAAGCGAGGACGCCAAGCGCTCAAAGGTTCCCTGGAAGCAATGGATCGACCGGGGGCTCGTCAGGATATCCGGCGCGAACGTTATGTGTCCAATTACGTAGCCGCAAATTTTCAGGTCTACGGATGGATGTACCTGCAAATTTTGTACGATTCATACAGCGCCGATTTTCTGGTGCAGGAACTCGAATCCCAAGGATACTCAAGGGACGACTGCCTGGTGCCCGTGCACCAGGGCGCAAAAACGCTATCGGTTCCGATGCAAATCCTCGAGAGCCATCTCAAGGAAAAGGTCGCCGATTACTTGGAGAACCCGGTCACAACGTGGTGTCTTAGCAACGTGGAAGTCGAAGAAGACCGAAACGGCAACTATATGCCCCGCAAGAACAGGAACTCAAGCGAGCGGAAGATCGACGGATTCGCGACGATCCTCAACGCCTACGTGGGGCTGTGCAAGGACATCGACTATTACATGAAATGAAAGGGGAAACCATGGCGCCAATTAATACAAGAAAAAGCAACCTGCTGAATTGGATCTTTAAAGGGAAGAAAGACCTGCAAACGAGGGTCGACGCCATGGACGCTTGGCTCCCCAACTTTAGCGGAAAGTACGACCCGGAGCTGAACTCGACCTACGTCGCGATATGTAACGCTCACGCANNTACTTAAATCGGATATTAAGCTTGCGCCCGAATCCGATCATGACAGCGTCCGTCTTTTACGAGACGATGGCCCGTAACTATTGGATGCAATGTAATGCCTTCGCGTTTTTAGAGTACGACTGGACGAACTATAAAGAGCCACTCAAAGCGATATGGCCCCTGGACCCCGACGAGAACTCGCTAAGGGCGGTAGTTCGGGAGTCGGATCGGAAAGTTTTCGTAGGGTTTACACTCAACGGGATGCAGTACAACGTATCGCTCGACCAGCTGGTAGTGATTTCAAGAAACGTCAACCCCTCGGACCTTTTCGGGAAGACCAGCAAAGCAGCTGACGCGGTTCTTCATGTGATCCAAAAGAACCTGGAGGGTGTCGAGCAAGCCATCGAGACAAGCGCGTTCATTCGATTTTTACTGGTGTCGAAAACACCGATCAACATCGAGGAAAAGCTCAAGCGGACCGAGGAGTTCGCGAAAGCCTTCCTCAATGCGAATTCATCGCACGGGATAGCATACGCCGACTTGGCAAATGAAGTAATCCCTATCGAGTCCAAGGGCGTGTACGCAGCCGCGCCGGAGATGAAGGAATTCAGGCAGGAGATCTTCCAGTTCCTGACTTGCAATGAAAAGATACTAACGGCAAGCTTCAACGAAGACGAGTGGCAGGCGTATCAAGAAGCCGCGCTCGAGCCTTTCATGGTTAAGCTTGCGGACGAGTTAACGTACAAGTTATTCACGGCGCAAGAGCTATCGTGGGGCAACCAGATCGAGGTCGACTCGAACCGGCTCCAAACGGCGTCGCTTAAAACGCGGATCATGCTCGCGGATAAGCTCCTACGATTGCCCCTGGTTAGGCCTAACATGATCGCGGAAGTGCTCTATCTTCCGAAATTCGAAAACGGGGACCGGGAGTTTGTAACGCT